AAAATTATATGTGACCATTTGAACGTTGGTTACGATATCATTCAAACAACTGATGATAGAATTTTCAATGATACAATATATCCGTATAACCCAACAGATATTTTTAATGATTTAGGATGGTCATATACAATCAATCCTTCCGTGTCAATACCTCGAACAATCGACTGGTACAAAGAGAACATTCGATATTTTGAAAAATTCTTTGATATACTATGAGTGAGTATGAAAAATTGAATGGAGGCATGCGATTTGCACCAGACCCACAATGGATAAAAAATAGTTTCAATCATCACTGGATGGGATTATGTCATCTAATATCTTGCTTAAATATTCAACACGGCAAGATGATAGAGATAGGTTCTTATGCAGGAGAAAGCACAGCGATGTTTGCTTCTAGTGGTAAATTTATAAGTATAGATACGATAGACCCTTATTATTGGTCTGGTAGTCATGAAGTAGAGATGGAATATAAAGTTAATACTAGACACTGGGATTATATAAAACAACACAAATATTACAGTCAAGACATACATGGCAAATTTAATAATGATAAGTATGATTTTGTATACATTGATGGAGACCACAGCGGTGAGAATGTAGCTAGAGACATAGCACAATACTTTCCGAAAGTCAAAAAAGGTGGCTATATAGGTGGACACGATTATTCAAAGAATCACTGGCCAGATGTTGTAGACGCAGTAAACAAGGTGTTTCCAGTCGTTGATACATTTGCAGACACAAGTTGGTTATGCCAAAAATAGTTCTTGACAAATCCTTAAAATTTTGATATAATATATTTAATTATGATAGCAGAAGACTTATTAAGAGAGAAGAAAATTGATTATCGCATAAGCGGACAGGATGCCGTAGTGTCCTGCCTTAACCCAGAGCATGATGACAGTAATCCGTCTATGCGTATAGATAGGGTAACTGGCGTGTTCAATTGTTTCTCATGCGGTTACAAAGGTAATCTGTTTACATACTTTGGTGCACCTGCTTCTCCACTAGAAGTTCGTATGCACCGTATTAAAGAATCAATCAACAAAGTCAGGTCAGCAACTGTCGGTATCCAACTCCCAAAGGATAGACTATCGTGGAAAGGTGGTGGAATCAGAAATATATCTGAGGAGACTCTAGCTAAATGGGATGCGTTCACATGGAACGTTCCTAAGTTTGAGAATCGAATCATCTTTCCGATACGAGATATCACAGGCAAGACGGTGGCTTTAATAGGAAGGAGCTTAGATGACTTCAGTCCTAACAAATATTACATTTACCCTAATGGAGTAGAAATGCCTTTCTGCCCAGCTAAGGTAAAACCAATGCAAAACAGAGTTATCCTTGTAGAAGGAATCTTTGATGCACTTAACCTATGGGATAAAGGGCTCAAGAATACTGTATGTTGTTTTGGTACACAGCAAGTAAACTGGGTTAAGCTTAGTTTATTAAAACTCCAAGGGATAACTGGTATAGATATCATGTTTGATGGAGATGAAGCAGGAAGGCAAGCTGGTGAGAAAGCCAAAGACCTTGCAGAAAAACTAGAGATGTCTGCAAGAGTAGTAAAACTAAGAGATAACATAGACCCTGGCAACTTAACAAGACCAGAGATAGAAAGATTAAAGGAAAAATTATATGGCTAAAGTAGCACTAATAGAAACAACAATGTCCAGCACGAACTGGGATAAGTACTTTGAGTTTGAATATGATAGGTTTGCCCTGTGTTCAGATAGTTCAAAGAAGAAAATTTTGAAAAGAGATGTTGATATCGAAATCGATATCGATGCGTACGAATGGCTTATTGTTGTAGGTTCAGAGCCTTTCAAAATGTTTACAAAAAAGACATCAATAACTGAGTACAATGGAAAAGTTGTTGATTCTAAGTTTTTAGCAATAATCAATCCTGCAATGATAAAGTTCCGACCAGAAGCAAAGAAGTCGTTCGAGGAAGCTGTCGAGAGTATTACGGGTTATGTAAGCGGAGAACTACAACAAATGACCATACCAAAAGACAGATGTTATGGCATACAAGACACAGAAGAATTAAACGCTTGGTTAAAGAAAGCACTAGATGCACCAGGCGATTTTATTGCACTTGACTCAGAGACTTCAGCACTATATTGTCGTGATGGCTATATGCTAGGATTCTCTATGTCATATGAACCTGAGCATGGTATCTATGGAGACTGTGATTGCATGGATGAAGAATCAGAAAGACTCATGCAAGAAATATTCAACAAGAAAAGAGTCGTCTTTCATAATGCAAAGTTTGATTTACAATGGTTTGAGTATCATTTCAACTTCGAGTTTCCACATTTTGAAGACACTATGCTTATGCACTATATGTTTGATGAAAGACCAGGTACACATGGCTTGAAGACACTAGCAATCAAACATACTCCATACGGAGATTATGAAGCAGAACTCTCAAACTGGATTGCAGACTTCAAGAAAAGAACAGGTATACTCAAAGATTCATTTGATTATAGTATGGTTCCTTTTGATGTTATGCAGAACTATGCTGGTATGGATGCGATAGTAACATATCTATTATTTGAAAAGTTTGAGAAAGCATTGAAAACAAATGACAAACTGTATGGAGTCTACAAAAGAATCTTAGTAGAGGGTTGTAGATTTCTAAAACAAATAGAAGGCAATGGTGTCCCATTCGATAAGACTCGTCTAGAGTTTGGACAGAAGCGTATGGGCGAAGACATTGACGCAGCAGTAAAAGCTCTGAATGAGTTTCCTGAAGTAAAAAGATTTATTGCAGACAATCAAGGATTCAACCCAAACAGTACATTACAACTTAGAACTTTATTATTTGACTATTGTGGACTTAAATCTGATAAGAAAACCGCAACGGGTGCACTCAGTACAGATGCTGAAGTACTTGGTAATCTTGCAGAAGAACATGGAGTACCAAAACATATTCTAGAAGTTAGACAGAAAGTTAAAATCAAGAATACATATCTTGATAAGATTATACCTAACTTAGATAGAGATGGTAGACTTCGTACAGGTTTCAATCTTCACGGTACAACCAGTGGTAGATTGAGTAGTAGTGGTAAACTGAATATGCAACAGCTTCCAAGAGACAATCCAACAGTTAAAGGTTGTATCAAAGCAAAAGCTGGAAACAAAATAGTTGCAATGGACTTAACAACAGCAGAAGTATACTGTGCAGCTGTACTTGCAAATGATGTTGGACTTATGAATGTATTCAAGTCTGGCGGTAATTTTCATAGTACGATTGCGAAACAAGTATTCAGACTGCCAGGGGATGTTGACGACATAGCAACAAACTTTGGTGCGCAAAGACAACAAGCAAAAGCTGTTACCTTTGGCATCATGTACGGAGCAGGACCGAAAAAGATTAGTGAACAAGTAACAAAGGATAGTGGAGAGTATTTCAGTATGCAAGATGCAGCGAATACTATTAAAGATTATTTCGAGGCGTTCCCTAAACTTCGTGAATGGCTAGACAACCAAAAGAAATTTATTCAAGCGAATGGATTTGTTTACAGTAGGTTTGGCAGAAAGAGAAGATTACCTGATGTCCATTCACAGGACAAAGGAATCGCCTCACATGAAGTGCGTAGTGGAATCAACTTTCTAGTACAATCTGTTGCATCTGATATCAACCTTATGGGCGGTATAGATATGCAAAGATATATCGAAAAGACTGGTATGAAGTCTAAGATATTTGCACTTGTTCACGATTCCGTACTAGCAGAAGTACCTGAAGATGAAATAGAACACTACTCAGAAAAACTACAAGAGTTCATACAAAAAGATAGAGGACTATCAATACCAGGCGCACCAGTCGGATGTGACTTTGATGTTGCTGATGACTACTCACTAGGCAAGTTTGAAAAGTTATATGGCATTTAGTGAAATAAATTGGTACTGCGATACAGACTATATGTTAGATGTATGGGAAAAATGTGGTCGTAAACCAACTACTTTAAAAGACCCAAATATAAGTGAGTTTGTGAAGCCATTGTTAACAGTATTTGACGCTGCTGTAAAAGAAAAAAAGTACCAAATAGGTGTACTACAAAGAATAAATAGTAAAGAAGAATATGTTGGAAAGAATTGGAAGTCAGCATATATTTGGGGTTTTGACCCTTTTTATGTAAAAATAAATGGAGACAAAGTACACGCAGCAATCTGTGATGTAACTGAGCCATTAAGTATAGAAGGCGCGCACTTAGCAGTATACACTAGTTTAGACTATAATGCATTAGCATTAGGTTATAATAAATATTGGGGGCAAAACTCTGCTAGAAGAAAAGTAGTAACTACAAAAGAAATATTTGGAGCTCATGTACGTACAGACGACCTTAACATTATGTAACTTTCCGCTATATGTTCTAACACAAGAACCTGAAGTAATAGACGGATTAGTATGGATAAATGATGAGGTAGTAGATGATAGAAATATGTTAGGCGAAACTTTAGGTAAGAGAAGATTACAAACTCCTATGAAAAGTCTGTATTCTTTACATAGACAAATAGATGAGCCTAGAAATGTATATAAACATAGAGGTAAACATTTTATAGATAGTAGCGGTACTTATTATTACAAAGAACTAAAACCTATTGGAGCTATAAAATACCATAAGATTACTACAATAAAAGAAAAACATGGCATAAAAACTATTAGATGCCGAGACTTAGCAATAACACTAAAGACAAGAACTCCACCACCAGTAAATGCAAAATGGTGTGGAGTTTTATACGTAAAGAATATGCCCTGGACATTATGGGAATATAGTGAAACTAAAAAGAAAAACAGGAAAAAGAACGTATGATACATCTAAATGTACATAACTTTATTAATAATTATGAAGTAGAAAGACTAGAGCATGTTATTCATTTGGATGAAGACCAAGTGTTAGGAATACCAAATGATAATATTCATAGACACTACCCTGCATTAACTAGTCAATATCATGTATATAATTGGTTGCAGAATCCTGCAGTTGCTTCTTTAAATTTGCCTGACAGGTTTTTTGATATGAAAGTATTACAACCTTTTGATGAATTATATATTCAGTGTTGGTGTAACATTGTAAGAAAAGGGGAAAAATTAAGTAAACATGTACACGCAGGAATCAAAGGACATAATAAATTCTTTGGAGCAAACTTGTTTATCACTGGTAATACAAAACCAGGCACTTGGTACGAAGGAATAGGCACAGTAGAAAATACACCAGGAACACTAACTTTTTTTGATTGTAAGTTTCCTCATGCTGTTCCTGTTAATAAGGGGGACATTCCTAGAGTTAGTATGGCATTTGATATTTGGTATGAAAAACCACTAGGATATGAAGAGCCTCGTTGGCTTACATTTAAAAGAGAAGAATTAATAACTGACCCCATGGGTCGATGCTGGCCAGATTGGCCTCCAGGAGAATAATATGGTAGATATAGAAAATTTAAAAAAAGCATTAGAACGTAGTATTGTACTTATAGAATTTGAATCGTTAAAAAGCGGTAAAACATACAGTAGAGAGTATACTCTATCTCAAGATTATTTACCATTACCTAACCATATATCACGACAGTCTGGAGATAGATTGATATGTTTTGATATAGATTTTCAGAAATGGGAAGATATACTCCTTACAACTATAATTAAGTGGACAGTAGTAGATTATATTCCAAATAACCCCTACGGAGCTGCGCTTTGGACAGACAAGAACATGGATAAAAATTAATGTGTGGATTTGTAATATCTAATAAGAAAGGTATAGTTCGAGAAGCACTATTACGACAGCGACACAGAGGCCCAGACGGGGTTTCTATGTGGTCTGGTGGCGGTATTGAAATGGGGCATGTACTATTAGATATAAATGGTAGTAATACAATTCAACCGTATACTACAAAGAAAGGAAACATTCTAGTATTTAATGGAGAAATGTATAACTGTCCTATAGAAAACGATACAGAGTGGTTAGGAGAAGGCATGGACAGATATGGATTACGCTTTCTAGAATACAATAATTGGCACGGCTCTGTTGCTTACTTTGATAGAAAAAAGAACGAACTACTTGTCACAAGAGACCACTTTGGTGCTAAGCCGTTATTTTATCAAATGTTATCAGCAACAGACTGGATGTTTAGTACAAGTTTAAGAAGCATGGTACATAAGAAAATTGATGAAAAACATAAAAATTCTTTTGTATTTAATCCTATATGGGCAGGTACAGATTGTCCTTATCAAAACACTTGGAAAGTAGCTCCTGGTCAAACCTATAAGTTTGATTTAAATAAACCAGGAGACCGAGTACATAAAAACTTATGGGACTACTGGAGAATACAATCTAGAAGATTCAAGAAAGAACAAGTTAGAGAAAAACTAATAGCAAGTATACAATCTATTGCTAAAAATAATCAGAAAACAGGAATCTTTTTAAGTGGAGGATTGGATAGTACATTTGCTCTATCAGTAGCAAAAGATATGGACTTAGATTTAACAGCATATATACTAGCTTATGACGAAAAGAAAGGGGCAGTACAAGACCATGATACTTTTAGAAATGAATCCAAAATGGCAATAAAGACTTGCGAAGAGTGGGGCGTACCTTATAAAGTAGCAACACTATATGAAAAAGATGTGGAGCATTATGGAAAAATGTGGATGAATTATACACACTTTCCATGGACAGATAGACTAAGACAAGCACCTAGATATCTACTAGCAAAAACAGCTTCAGAAGACGGGTGTAAAGTTATACTCACAGGAGACAGTGCGGATGAATTGTTTACAGGGTATTATCATCACGAAAAAAGGTGGGAAGAAGGCTATGATGATGAGACTGTAAAAAGAGCAGAAAAGTACAGATGGACTCCCCATAAAATATGGCATGATGAAGACCATTGGAACAATGGCTTATTCTATGATTTATTAGTAACCTCAGAGAATAATATACTAGCAGCTGACCAAACTTGTGGTATGTTTGGTATGGAGTCAAGACCTGTATTTTTACAACAAGATTTTGTAAGATGGATATTTGAACAAGATGGAGCAATTAAGTTTAAAACACACCCAAGCTATCCTAAAGGAACATACAAGTATATTTTAAGAGAACTACTAGGAGATATGCTTCCAGAGCATGTACGAAACAGAAAACAAAAAACAGGATGGTCAAGTCCTTGGAACAACAACGTAGCAGAACTACAAGAAGAATGGAGAGAACAAGATTGGGAAACACTGAAAAGTTATCAATAGGATTTACCTGTGGAGCATTTGATTTACTTCATGCAGGACATATAGTAATGCTCAAAGAAGCAAAGCAAAACTGTGATTATCTAATAGTAGGTTTACAAACAGACCCAAGCATTGATAGGCAAGAAAAGAATACACCTGTTCAATCTGTATTTGAAAGATATGTACAACTACGAGCAGTAAAGTATATAGACGAGATTATTCCATATGACACAGAACAAAGCCTACTAGACTTACTAGAGGCTACAGAAATACATCTTCGATTTGTCGGAGAGGATTATGTCGATAGACATTTTACAGGCAAAGGACTGCATGAGATTTTTTACACAAGTAGACAGCACTCTTTTTCTAGTACGAATTTGAGAAATAAGATACATGAAAGCAGTTCTTAGTAACAGAATATATTTAGAAGTAAATAAAGAAACACACAATTCTATCGAGAAGGAACTTACTTATACAATTCCTGCTCGTATGCCCCAAGACCCTCCTTTAGTATTTAAAACAATTAGATACATAAAAGATGGTTTAATCTCCATACCTATTGGAAGAGTGGATTTGATACCACATGATTACGAAATAATCGATAAGCGTGTTACCTCGCCAATAGAACATGCAGACTTTAAGTTTGATTTACGACCTTCTCAAAAGGCGGTTCATGACGAGATAGATGACAATGCTATAGTAAACGCATGGGTAAGTTGGGGCAAGACATTTACAGGTTTAGCTATCGCAGCGAAGCTTGGTCAGAAAACATTAGTTGTTACCCACACAACTAACTTAAGAAATCAGTGGGAAAAAGAGGTAGAAAAATGCTTTGGAATTAAACCAGGCAGAATAGGTAGTGGAGACTTTAAGACTAATGCTCCTATCGTTATTGGGAATATTCAGAGTTTATACCGAAAAATGACTGACATTAAAAAGATGTTCGGGACAGTTATTTTAGATGAAATGCATCACGTCAGCAGTCCAACTTTTACACGAATTGTAGATGAAATGCCTGCTCGTTATAAAATAGGTCTCACAGGAACACTAGAACGAAAAGATGGACGTCATGTGGTGTTTAGAGATTACTTTGGAAACAATGTATTCAAACCACCTAAAGAAAACTATTTAATACCAAAGATTCATATTGTAAAGTCAGATGTAATATTTCTTGATGGAGCGTATACTCCATGGGCAGAACGTATAAATCATCTAGCGTACAATGAAGAATATGTACATAGCGTAGCTCTGATTGCATCAAAGTATGCAGCACTAGGGCACAAAGTATTAGTAGTATCAGATAGAGTTGCATTTCTAAAAGCCTGTGCAAGATTGTGCGGGGATAGTGCAGTATCAATCACTGGAGATATGGACTTTGAAGAAAGAGAAAATACTATGCAACTAATAAAAGAAGATAAAAATATTTTATTTGGAACACAGTCAATCTTTTCTGAAGGCATATCTTTGAATGACCTGAGTTGCCTAGTACTAGGTACTCCTGTCAATAATGACCCCCTTCTTACACAGTTAATTGGTAGGGTTATAAGAGATAAAGAAGGAAAACAACAACCAGTAGTGGTTGATATACATTTAAAAGGAAAAACAGCAGCTCGACAAGCAAATGCTAGAATGGGCTACTATATAAAACAAGATTACGAGGTAAAAATATTATGAGTGTAGAAGTACAACTTAACTTAGAAAAAATGAGGCAAATGAAGATATTTCTTGCAACTCCAATGTATGGTGGTATGTGCCATGGTATGTACACAAAGTCTTTAATGGACACAACAAATGTAGCAATGCAGTATGGAATACATATTCAGATTTATTATTTGTTTAATGAATCTTTAATTACTAGAGCAAGAAACTATTGTGTAGCAAACTTTTTAAAATCAGATGCTACCCATTTACTTTTTATAGATAGCGATATACATTGGAGCGCAATGGACTTGATGTATATGTTACATATTGTATCAGAAAAGCCAGAACTATATAGAATTATGTGTGCATTATATCCTAAGAAAACTATTGCTTGGGAGAAAGTATTGAAAGCAGCACAATCAGGAGACTATGACGATAAACCATGGGAACTAGAAAAATTAGGAGGGGATATGGTATTTAATCCTTTACCTGATGAGTACCCTGATGGAAGAGCACCCATCAATGAACCAGTAAAAATTAAAGAAGGTGCTACTGGATTTATGTTAATAGAAAGAGGTGTTTTTGAAGAGTATGCAACAGCTCACCCTGAATTACTATATACTCCTGACCATTTAAGAGAAGGAGAGTTTGCTTTAAATGAGAAGATTCATGCTTTCTTTGATTGTATCATAAATGAACAAAACAGGTATCTATCAGAAGACTACATGTTCTCCGAATATTGTAGAAATCTAGGCATGGATATATGGGCATTACCTATGATAGAACTAATGCATTGTGGTAGTTATATATTTCAAGGTAGCATAGCAAGAATGGCGCAAGCTGATGTTCATGCTACAGTTGACGAGGAAACTATAAAAAAGATGCAAAAGGCTAAAGCTGAAAAAGCTCAGAAAAATAGTTCTTGACACGCGCTCAAAAATTTGTTATAATATGTTACTATTTAATTGGAATAAGATAATGAGAGTAAGCAACGGAAATGTTGATGATATGATTCAGATACTTAGAATCATTACTTACAAGATTCAACCAAAAAATTATTACGATAAAACATTTAAGTTTTATAAGCATAAATTCGGAGGCTCTAGCTTCATCCTAAACCCAAAGGATTTGCTAGAACGAGGAAGGGCATTGAGTGATAGAGAGGTTGTGGAGTATGCAGGTGTCGCATCATTCCGCAACTATTACGACTATGTCCGAACAAAAGACACCACACTAGACCTCTTTGACTGTGAAGTTAGTGAGGAAATTATAAATAATAACAGACTGCTTGAAATAAAAGATGGAAGGGTACACTTTTGTTTTGAGGAGACATTAGGAGAATAAAATGGCAATTGGATTCAACCAAACCAAGGGCTCAGCCCAAAAAGAAAAAATCGAAACTTATAACTACGCTGGTAAAGAAGACCACCATGTAAGATTAGTTGGTGACTTACTACCAAGGTACGTTTACTGGATTAAAGGTGAAAACGGAAAAAACATTCCTATGGAGTGTCTATCATTTGATAGAGAGAATGAAACCTTTAACAACAAAGAACATGACCATGTTCGCGACTTTTACCCAGACTTAAAATGTGGATGGTCTTATGCCGTTCAGTGCGTAGACTACGCTGATAAATCTGTAAAAGTTCTTAATCTAAAAAGAAAGTTGTTCGACCAAGTTATAGTAGCTATGGAAGAGTTGGGTGACCCAACAGACCCAGTTACTGGTTATGACATTCATTTCAAAAGAAAGAAAACTGGTCCGCAGGTATTTAATGTTGAGTACCAATTACAAGTTCTAAAGTGTAAACCAAGAGAACTTGAAGATTGGGAAAAAGACTTAGTTGCAAATCTAAAGTCTATGGATGACGTTTTACCAAGACCAACAGCTGACGCTCAACTAGAGCTATTAAGAAGAGTTAATGACCAAGGTGGAGAGACACCTAGCGAAGTATCAGAGGAGTTTGATGTATCATGATGATTGGAGTAGGAGAAAAGTTTCCTGCATTTAAATTGCAGGGTGTCAACAAAGACAACGAGTTTGTAGAAGTTTCAGTTACTGAACACTACGACCCGTTAAAGCACGATTATACAGTAATCTACTTTTATCCGAAAGATTTTACTTTTATCTGTCCTACAGAAATTGCAGGAATGGATGTATTAGTAGATGAAGCAAACGTAATCGGTATTAGTGGTGATAATGAGTTCTGTAAGTTAGCTTGGAAAAAAGATAACGAACTGATTGGAAACATTAACCACTCATTAGCAGCAGACTGTGGTTTAAGACTTGCAGAAGAACTAGGAATAGTTGATGAAGAAGCAGGTGTTTGCTACAGAGCAACCTACATTATTGATAGAAATGATGTAGTACAACATGTAAGTGTTAACGCACTTGACACAGGCAGAAATGCTAACGAAGTTCTTAGAACTTTACAGGGCATCAAAGCTGGTGGATTAACAGGGTGTGAATGGGCACCTGGGGATGACTTTGTAGTATGATTTTATTTACAGCAGATTGGCATATTAAATTAGGACAAAAGAACGTACCAGTAGCGTGGGCTTGCTCTCGTTATCAAATGTTCTTTGAACAAGTGCAGGAAGCTGTAGATAATCATGAAGTTAATCTTCACATCATAGGTGGGGACTTGTTTGACCGAGTCCCTTCTATGGATGAGCTTACTTTGTATTTTGATTTTGTAAAAAGAACAAAAGTAAGAACAATTATCTATGATGGCAACCATGAAGCCACTAGAAAAAATAAAACTTTCTTTGATAATTTAAAGAGAGTAACAAATGAATTAAATCCTTTAGTAGAAGTTATAACAGAAACTTACTATGAGGATGATTGGGCAATATTACCTTATGCAGACTTGCATAAAAAGAAAAGTATAGAAATGATAGATGCAGACTATTTATTTACTCATGTAAGAGGCGAGATACCTCCTCATGTTATGCCCGAAGTAGAACTAGACAGATTTGATAGGTATAAATTGGTTTTTGCAGGAGACTTACATGCTCACGAGAATACTCAACGAAACATTGTATATCCTGGCAGTCCAATGACAACATCATTTCATAGAAATATTGTAAAAACTGGGTACTTAATAATAGATACTAATGCTCATCACTTTGATGAAGATTGGTCTTGGACATGGCATGAATTTGATTTGCCACAACTAATTAGAAAGACTATCGAAGACCCAGCGGATATGGAACAAACTGACTTTCACCATACTATTTATGAAGTCACAGGAGATGTACAAGATTTAGCAAAAGTTAAAAACACAGACCTTCTTGACAAAAAAGTAGTACGTAGAGAAGTTGATGCTAGATTAGATTTGAGCGGAGATTTAACTATGTCAGACGAGCTTATAAAATATTTACAAGAGATATTATCGCTTGATGATGAAAAAGTTAGACAAATTATAGGAGTGTTTAATGATTATTCTTCAGAAGCTGAAGTGGGATAATTGCTTCTCGTACGGAGAAGGTAATGAGTTGGATTTATCAGATGCAACTCTTACACAGTTAGTCGGAACAAACGGCGTGGGTAAATCCTCTATACCCCTTATATTAGAGGAAGTCTTGTTTAACAAAAACAGTAAAAATGTTAAGAAGGCAGATATAGCGAACAGATATGTTAACAAAGGATATGATATTAGTCTTGAGTTTAGTGTCGATGCTGATTTATATAATATTGCTGTCAGTAGGCGTACAAATCTCAAATGCAAATTAACTAAAAATGGAGAGGATATATCTTCTCATACTGCGTCTAATACCTATAAAACACTAGGAGATATTTTAGGTATAGACTTTAAAACATTTAGTCAATTAGTGTATCAGAATACTAATGCATCATTACAATTTTTAACAGCAACAGATACAAACCGTAAAAAGTTCTTAATTGACCTATTGAAACTAGACGATTATGTTTCATACTTTGAAGTTTTTAAAGAAGCTGTACGTAGCGTATCTAGTATGGTAACAACAGAGGAAGCCAAAATTGCAACTATTCAAAAATGGTTGACAGACAATATTCTCGAAGATAGTTCCATACTCGAAAAGAAAATTTTACCAAAAATAAATGAAAAAGACGAGGAATCTTTGCGTTCTTTACAAGTAGAATTTGAAAATATCTCCGAAAAGAACAAACAAATAAATCTAAATGAAAATCTGAAATATCAGTTAAAATCAATAGACTTACACGAAGCTAAAAGATTATTAGCAGAGCACCCAGAACTTATTGATACTTCTACGTATCTTACAGGAATAGGGTCTTGGAAGTCTGAACAGATGCATGAGCAGAAAATGTTAGATAAGTACCAAACCCTAGCGGGTATGGAAAATGCTACCTGTCCTACTTGCGATGGAGAAATTGACCAAAAGTTCGTAAGTAATATGATAGAGGAGCATGAGGAAAGAGTAGAGCAGTGTGCAAAATTTGCAGATAAAGATAGAGAAAGATTGCAAAATATAGAGGAAAGTAATGAGATACATAGGAAAGCAAAAAAAGATGTCGAGACTTGGGAAACTCTCTACAGGGACATTGACAGGGAACTCCCAAATAAAGTCCTCAATGCAGAAAAACTCCAAGAGCAAATTGCGGAACTTCGTAGAAAGATTACCACTGCTAGGGAGACTCTTCAAGAGGTAATAGATGAGAATGAAAAGATTGAAAGACATAACACAAGAATTGGAATTATTCTTGAACAAACGGAACAGTTTGAGAGCGACCTTAGTCACAGCGAGTCTAAACTTAAGAGTTCAGAAACAAAACTGGCGGTACTTGAAACACTTAAAAAAGCGTTCTCAACCAATGGACTATTAGCGTATAAAATAGAAAGTTTAGTAAAAGAGTTAGAAATTCTCACAAACGAATATCTAGCAGAGTTTAGTGATGGTAGATTTGCCATCAATTTTGTAGTGGAGAATGATAAATTAAATGTGGAAGTCTCAGATAATGGCAATATTATTGACATCCTTGCTCTTTCTAGCGGCGAGTTAGCTAGAGTAAATATTGCAACACTAGTATCAATAAGGAAGTTAATGACTTCAATTAGTAGAAGTCAAATCAATGTTCTTTTCCTTGACGAAGTAAACCAAGCGTTAGACGAAGTCGGAAAAGAAAAAGTAGTAGAAGTGTTATTAAAAGAAGAAACCTTAAATACTTACATGGTATCACACGGTTGGACACATCCTCTACTAGAGAAAATAGAAATAACAAAAGAGGATAACATCAGTTATCTTGAATAGCACCACGAAAGTATCTCTTGACAAGAAACTTAAAATGTGGTATAATATATATCTTATGGAGACAATATGAAAAAAGCAATAGTATGGATTGTAGATAGCTGGAGAAATGTTATGGATGTAAGATTTAATCCCTTACGACATATACCAGACCCTAGTCTACAGTTGTATTTTACTTTAGTACTTTTTACTATGTGGAGTGTTTACTTTGGCCTTGTAGCAAGTTATTGGTTAGGTTGGGCAAACTATGATATAGTAGCAAGTATTATAATACATTTAGCAGTGCTAATACCTATAGGATTCACTAATGCAGTATTTATAGATGCAGAACGTGATGGAAGCAAATGGTTAAAAGAATGGAGAAACAAATGAAAGTAGAAATTTATAGTATACCTAATTGTACTTACTGTAAAAAAGCTAAGTTCTTGGCTGACCACGTTGACCAAGTAACTGAGGTGCAGTATAAAATGATTGGCAAAGATTTTTCTGCGTCTGATGTTAGAGAACTATTTCCTGGCGCTAGGACATTCCCACAAATACTTGTAGACGATAAGCACATTGGCGGCTACATAGAACTGGAGAAGTTAATTGGTTAATGGTAGGCAGAAAGGTAATAACGCAGAATTAAAAGTAGCAGAAATGTTACACAGACATACAGGAGAAGCTTTTGTACAAACCCCAGGCTCAGGCAGTGGTAAGATAAAAGGCGACTTAATGGTAGCACACAAAGAAAACTTGTTTGCTATAGAAGTAAAGTTCTATAGAGATATGTCTTTTAACCACAAAATGTTTACACAAAAAAGTAATAAATTTGTAAACTGGTGGAGTAAGATAGTGAAACAAGCTGAGCAAATGAAACAAGAACCTATATTGTTCTTCAAAGAAAACCACTCACAATGGTATGTGGCAACGACAAGAAAGCCACTTTACAAAAAACATATGTACTTTAATTGGTTAGGTTGCTATGTAACTTTAGCTGATAAATTTTTAGAAACACAAAACATGGAATTTACAAATGGCGATACAATTTATGAACCATGGAAAGCCGACCCCGAATGGGAACTTATTGATTGTTGATGGACTCAATCTAGCTTTTCGATGGAAACACCAAGGTAATACTGACTTCGAGCATGATTATGTAAGAACTGTTCAGTCTTTGGCAAAGTCCTATAACTGTGGAGAGATAGTCGTTTTAGGCGATGGCGGTAGTAACTATCGTAAAGAAATCTATCCAGAGTATAAAGCAAATCGTAAAGAACGATATGCAGAACAAACAGAAAAAGAAGCAAAAGAATTTGAAATGTTCTTAGCAGAATTTTCAACTACTCTAAGTACGTTAAAGCGTAAGGGATATCTTACGCTTAAATATGCTGGAGTAGAAGCTGATGATATTGCAGCTCTTATTTGTCAAAACAGAGAAGAGTTAGGTCTCGATGAGATTTGGATGATATCTTCAGATAGAGACTGGGATTTACTAGTCGATGGTAACATAAGTAGATTTTCTACAGTTACTAGAAAAGAAACAACACTCCTAAACTGGGACGAGCATTATGACTTTGACCCCGAGTACTTTTTAACATATAAGTGCTTAACTGGAGATAAAGGAGATAACGTTCCTGGTGTTGATGGAATCGGGCCTAAAAGAGCCACACAGATTATACAACAGTATGGAGATATCTTTGATATTATGGCGAGTTTGCCAATGGAAGGAAAGTACAAATTTATTCAGAACTTAAATGAGTTCGGAGAAGAAGGACTAGAGATTGGTATTAAACTCATGGATTTAACTTATGACGTAGACGGTGCTGTCTTAGGTCATGGCAAAGAAATTATAGGATTGGTAGAAGATTATGTCAGTAAAAATTGATTTTAGTAAAGACAAACTTTTAGATGCTTTTGCACACGCAACTCTAAAAGATAGATATATGGTAGGTGATGAAACTTCACCTCAAGAAGCTTTTGCCCGTGCTGCAATGGCTTTTGCAGATGATGACGACCATGCACAAAGGTTATATGATTATGTAAGTAAACTATGGTTTATGTTTGCTACGCCTGTGTTATCAAATGGAGGTACTCGGAGAGGGCTTCCTATTAGTTGTTTTTTGAACTATGTAGACGATAGTAGAGAAGGAATAACAGACCATTTTACAGAAAATGCGTTCTTAAGTTCTTTCGGTGGTGGTATCGGTGGTCACTGGTCTGATGTCAGAGCAATGGGAAGTAAAACTTCTAAAGGTTCTGAATCGACTGGTGTGATACCATTCATGAAGGTCGTAGATGCAGAGATGCTTGCTTTCTCACAGGGGGTTACAAGAAGAGGAAGTTATGCAGCGTATCTACATATTAGTCACCCAGAAATAGAGGAGTTCTTAGATGGAAGAAAACCCACTGGTGGAGACGTTAATCGCAAGTTTACTAATTTGCATCATGGTATCGTTATTCCTGATTCTTTCATGGAGCTAATCCATAGAGCAAGTAAAGAAGAAGGATTTGATGACTCTTGGAAATTAATTGACCCACACTCAAAAGAAGTGAAAAAAGTAGTATCTGCTAGAGCCTTATGGGTAAAGATACTACAAAACAGAATAGAAACAGGAGAGCCATATGTAATGTACGAAGATGCAGTACAAAATGGATTACCTGATTTCCAAAAAAGGAAGGGATTACAAGTACATCACTCTAATCTATGTAGTGAGATTACTCTTGCTACTAACGATGAAAGAACAGCAGTATGTTGTCTTTCTAGTGTAAATTTAGAGTACTATGATGAATGGAAAGACCATCCTTCTTTTATCCCTGATTTGGTCAGGATGCTAGATAATGTATTAACATACTTTATTGAAAATGCACCTAGCCCATTAGATAAGGCTAAGTTCAGTGCTTTTAGGGAGAGGAGTATTGGACTTGGTGCTATGGGATTTCATGCGTACCTGCAAAAAAATAGTATTCCATTTGAGAGTGCTATGGCAGGTGGCACTAATTTAGAAATGTTTGCGTTTATAAAAAGACACGCAGACACTGAAACTAGAAAACTAGCGGCAGAAAGAGGCGCTTGTCCTGATGATGATTCTTGCACAGTAAGAAATGCTCATCTATTAGCGATTGCTCCTAATGCTAGTTCTAGTATTATTTGTGGAAACACAAGTCCAAGTATTGAGCCGTATAGAGCCAATGCTTATACACAAAAAACAAAAACAGGAAGTAACTTAGTAAAAAATAAATTCTTAGATGCAATTATCAAAGAAAAAGTTGCTCCTGAACTGTATGATGAAGTATGGTCTAGTATAGTTGCAAACAAAGGAAGTGTGCAACATTTAGATATATTAGATGATTGGGAGAAAGACGTATTCAAAACAGCAGTAGAAATCAATCAGGCATGGATAGTAGAACACGCTTCAGTAAGACAAGAATTTATTTGTCAATCACAGAGTGTAAATCTATTCTTCCCGCCTGATGTAAATAAAGGGGATTTGCATAATGTTCATATGTTGGCATGGGCAAAGAACTTAAAAACATTATATTACCTAAGAAGTGAAGCTATCGGCAGAGCTGATAATGTATCTTCTCAGGCTAAAAGAGAGATAATCTTTGAACAATCAGATTGTCTAAGTTGCGAGGGATAAATGAGCAAACTATTAGAAGAGAGAGATTATTATAAACCTTTCGATTATCCTTGGGCATTTGAGTTCTATAAAAAACAACAGCAAATGCATTGGCTACCTGAAGAGGTGCCACTCCAAGATGATATTAAGGATTATACACATAAATTATCAGAAGGTGAAAGAAAACTTATAGATAACATATTTAAGTTTTTTACACAAGCTGATGTAGATGTATGTTGTGGATATGCGAAGCATTATCTACCAACATTTAAACAACCAGAAATAAGAATGATGTTAGTAAGTTATGCTGCTATGGAAGCAGTACATCAAGAAGCATATTCTTTATTACTGGAGACACTAGGAAAATCAGATGAGCAGTATACAGAGTTCTTTGAGATACAAGCTATGGCGGAGAAGCATGAGTACTTAACTGATTTTAATATGTCTAACCCACATGAGATTGCAAAAACAATGGCAGTCTATAGTGGTTTTACAGAAGGAGTACAACTATTTAGTAGTTTTGCTATACTTCTAAACTATCCAAGACATAATCTTATGAAAGGTATGGGGCAGATAGTAACATGGTCTATAAGAGACGAGTCACTTCATGTTGAAGGACTATCAAAACTCTTTAGGACTTTTATTGCAGAAAATCCAGATATATGGACAGATAAACTAAAGTATGAGATATACTGTGCGGCAGAACGCGTTGTTGAATTAGAAGATAAGTTTATTGATGTTTGTTTTGAAAAAGCAGACATACCTGACTTAACAGCGAAAGAAGTAAAAGAATACATAAGATACATCGCCGATAGACGATTACTTGGTCTTGGTATGAAAGCAATATTCCATAGCACAGTTAACCCACTTCCATGGATTGATATGCAAGTTAATGCAGTTGAGCATACCAACTTTTTTGAAAACCGTGCTACTGAGTATGCTAAGGCTAGTACACAAGGAAATTGGCAGGATATATTTAAGTAATGAATAATTTACCAGAGTCTATAGACATTGATGGCGTAACGTATTATACTGATGAAATGGCAGAAAATCAACAACTTATTCTATTAGCTATAAGTCAATGTGATATAGAGCTAGATAGAGCAAAACACATGATGGCTATTTGTCAAACAGCGAGACAAGCATATATAAATGATTTAGGTTCACAACTTAAAGATGATGCAAAAGAATCTTAGATTTTATATATTAGTAACTCATACGTTACACAAAGTTAAAAGACACTTTTCTTACACAGGTATATTGCCTAAGGAAGCTATAGTAGTTATTAATACTACTAATGATGTTTTCTATAAGCAATGTAGTAATTGGTGTGATTCCAAAGGTATACCATGGATTCGTACAGAATCTGATGGTACACCAGCAACTGGAAAGAATAGTGTCTTAGACTTATTTTTAAATAGTAAAGATGACTATATGGTAGCAATAGACGGAGACGACTATTTAACTAAATATGGCTATGCTTATTATAAAAATATTGTAAAACAAAACAATCCCCCTGATAGTTTATGTCTATATAAACAACAATCCCAACTAATCACTATTTTTGGTCAAAGAATATGGATTAATCTTATGGGACTTCCCACAGATTTAGATACTGAAATGCACGTACGTAGAAGCCATTTAATGGGCGAAGTATACGCACACCATTTAAAAGACTACTATGAAAATAAGTATGGAGACCTAGAGCTGTATGTAAAAGATTGTTTGAAACATACAAAAGAAAATTTATATTATGTATATAAATACTATGAAAGATATAATATATACGAGAATGAATTTGCAGAATCTCATTGTAGACCTGTATTATTTTCTAAAGCAGCAGCAAAAGAATGTCACTTTCCTAGTAATGTACCTGTGGGAGAAGATACATTAGTATACTTACAACTTAAAAATGCACATTTTCAAGGAAGAATACAAACTCAACTAGTAGATGAACTAAACGAAGGAATTACTTATCTCTATGACTGTATAAAATCAGATGGTGATGAGTTAGGAGCTATGTTAGGAATTACTCTTAATCAGACAGATTATACTTGGGTACGTTTAATAAATATAAAGCTAAAAGAAATGGAACAAAAAGGAGAGTTACACGCTGTTCCGCTACCTGTAAATAATTGTTTACCGAGTAAGTGGGAAAAAGATAACTTAATACCTGCAAAACCCCAGTTTCCTTTTGATTTTGATTTAGAAAAATGGGATGAACAGTGGAAAGATAAAGGAGTATTCCATGAGGCACCTAGTAAAGAAGCGATGGAAATAATAGAAAATATAAGAATGTGTGAGAATTACTATTCTACAGAATCTGCTGTAGTTTTACAAAACATAGAACAACAAAAAGAAAATAAAAAAGAATTATTAAAAGCTTTAGGAATAAGTCCTAATGCTATGGTCAAGTTTCCCAAAGGTTATTTTAACAACTCTAGACCTTACTTTCACCACGCTACTCCTCACGAAGTAGCACAACATTACCCAAAATCATGAAAATATTTATAGGTTACGAATCTACATACCCCGAAATGTTTGAGGTATGCAAAAAAAGCATACTTCGTTACAATCCCAAACATGAAATCATACCACTCAAAAAATCGGAAATATCGGAATATACTCGTCCATTTCAGAACGAGAGTACGGAATTTGCCTTTACCCGTTTTCTAGTACCACAGCTCTGTGACTATGAAGGGGAAGCTTTATTCTGTGATGGAGATTTCTTATGGCTCTGTGACCCTGAAGAAGTTATGGACTATTTTTCCGATGAACATACAGTTCATGTCGTAAAACATCCTAGTTTCCTCGTCAAACCTAAGAAAATGAAAAACAAGAAAAACCATGCTTATCCTAGAAAATACTGGTCAAGTCTCATGCTTTTTAATAATCCTAAATGTAAAGAACTTACTTATGATTATGTAAACCAAGCCCCAGCGGGTGCATTGCATGAGTTGAGATGGGCAGAAAGCGTAGGGGAACTTCCCGCGCAGTACAATGCCATGGTAAATTATTACAAATTTAAGAAACCAAAAGCCCTGCACTACACAGACGGTGGGCCTTGGTTAAATATAAACGAGTGTTCGGAGTACACAGCATCATGGATGAAACTTTACAAAAGTTAACAGAAGATAAAAATATTATACTTGTCGGAAATTCAGTAGAGATGCTGGAGTATGAGTATGGGGAGTATATAGAAAACTTTGATACAATTGTACGATTTGGAAATGGTATACCTGATGAACATACTGAAAGTCTTGGTATTCGTACTGATATATGGATTACAGGGTGGCTTCGTGCAGTAAAGGTAAAATATTTTCCAACTGCGTATAAATTATTCAATCGTTGCAGAATACACCTCGATATACAACCAAAAGACCTAACTCCACCTTTTGAGCATGAAACTATGTTTAATGATGATGAATTAAAAAAGATTTATAAAATGGTGGGAGCTGAAAACAATGTTAAAATGGGAAATAGGCCAAGTGCAGGTTTCTTAGGTATATTATTCTTTTTAACTAAAACCAATCCTAAGTCAATTACTCTAATTGGCTTTGACTTTTTCTCTAAGAAACTACCATTTAAAAGTGGTAACGATTACCCTTCTAGTTGGCATTTACCACACAACTCTCAAGAGTCTAGTCCTCATAATAATATGGAGAAACCTCTTGTACAGAAGTGGGCAAATGAAGGTAAATTAGAATGGAAAATTCTATCTGATTTGAACGAAGAGTTCTTAGATTTTACCTAGTTTATATCCGACTTCAATTAATTTTCTTGATACTTGTTTCTGTTTATTTGATTTAAATAATAAAAGTTCGTTGATTCTAGCATTTCTTAAATTTACAGGTATGTTTGGTATCTGTGCAGTCCACAAGTCCCAAGGTATTCCTAACTGTATTCCTGCTGGTAAGTATTGGTATTTCATCAACAACCATTTTGGTAGAACATGAACACTAAATGATTTTCTCATAATTACATTATGGTTAATAAAATCTTTTGTGTTTAATGCTTCGTAGGTAAGAAGTTTATCATTTTTGCCATTTACATATACAGGCATTTGTTTTCCTCTATAGCAGAATGGTGTAAAGAAAGACCTATTCCAACTACCCATAACTCTTCTATCTACATGGTGTGGGTAAAGTATTGGATTTATTCTTGCGTTCTGACCTCGTGCAAATAATCTTTTTTCATCAAAAGCAACCATTTTATCCCAATTCATAATAAAAAATTCAGTATCAATATTATCTAATACTGGAGTTTCTTTTCTACCTACTTCTTCTTCCTCAAACATATTGCTTTTAAAACCTAAGATATCATAATACTTTCCGTATGTAGGATGGTCTTTGTATACATTCATATGGGAGTAAGTACAAAATTTATTCTCAAAATATTTTTCATCAGGTATTTCATTTTTCCACCCGTTTTTTAAGAATATTCTAGCTCCACCTGCATACATAACTCTTTTATTTAAGCCACCTTTATTCTTCCAATACTCTTTCAAGTATCTCATGGCTCTGGCTTGTTCTTCTCCTTTCCAAAAACTCTGGTATACTTTTACATTTTCTATATTAGCGAGTGCCCATGATACTACATTTTTATCCCAGTCATCTTCGTGGATAAATAAATGCAAGCGAAAGTCCTCGTCCTTCTCAATTAGAGAGGCAAGTGTAAATAAACTAAAGTGTTTTATGTATGTATGTACTATCTCAATCATCTTCTTTTTTATATTCCCAAAAATTATTTATAAACCTTTCTAGTCTTTCCTCTGCATCTTCATCAAAATCAAATATAATTCCTGAATTTTTTGCTGATAAAATCTTCTTTATCGTATTTGATGCTTTAGTTCCTGCTACGGCATGGTAAATGCTTTCGTATGTTAATAAATTTTTCTCTCTTTCTTTCTTAGAATGACTTATCATCCTAAGTTGTTTGTTTAATAATAATGCTACTATTCCCATTTCACTATTTGGCATTGTAGCAACCTCTTTGCAGTTGTATAAAATTTCATGTCCACTTTGTTTTTTATTTAATACTTTATCTGCTCCAAAATCTTTTTTGAATTTAGCCATGTAAAGTGCATTAGTAATAGGATGAGGTTTTATAACATAACCCTCTTTTACAAAGTTTCTCATTCTACCCCAGTGTATAACTCTATCTTTACATATTAAATTACTACCTGGTGGAAAAATTACTTTATCGTAATGTTCTTGTGTTTTTGCTAAAATGTATTTATCTTCTATACAATTTAGTATTTTTTCTATTCTTTCTTCGTCAATCTCTATGTCCGACTTAGCAATAGATATCATTAACTTATCGTTAATTTTTACAGAATTTGTTTTTACATAAATTCCTCTACCTAAAAAATCTGTGTATAACCACTTTCGTATTGTAAATAATTCATTTGTGTTAAACCATACGTCATATTCAAATCTAACACCTTCTTTCCAGTCTGGTATTAGTCTTTTTTTAAAATTCAATAATGCGTCTCTTTGATGGTCAGGTCTATAACAAGACCCTGATTTCATAAAGTGAGTAACCTTGTCTCCAAGACTCTCATTACTTGCCATAGGAACTAATTTATCTTTTTTAACTTTTACTGTTTTTAATTCCATCTTTTAACTCAAATAATTGTGTTTCTATATTTTTTAATCTATCTTCTTGTTCTACGATTGTGTCCATTAGTGCGACAACAATACTTTCTAATTTATCGTTAACATACTTGGGGGTTATATCTTTGTCCTTTAGTTTCATTTAGTCTGTCCATGTTGAACCGTCCCAGTAACTTGCACTAAAGTCGTTTATACTTGCAACTTCTGTGTCAAAGATTGTACCCGCCTGAGACGCTGTTATTCTTTCAAATACTGTGGTACTCGTATTAAATGTAGTTGTGGTAATATGGTCAGTTGTTCTAGTTGTTTCTGTTACATTACCTGTGGCAAATGTTGTGGTTGTTGTTTTGCCTGTTTCAAATTCTGTTGTTCTAGTTGTTTCAAAAGTAGTAGTCGTATCGTAAGCTGTATTCTTAGAAGTAGTAGTAGACCTATCTGTTTCAAATGTAGATACTGTACTTCTGCTTGATGCTGTATCTCTTGCAGTAAGTGTTGCTCTAGCTGTATTAAATGTACTTGTAGTTTCTCTGCTAGATTGTGTTGCTCTAGAGGTTATTGTTCCTTTAGTTGTGGCATATACTGTTGTTGTATCTCTACTTGTTAAAGTTCCTCTAGCTGTATTAAATGTTGTTGTCGTATCTCTAGATGTTCCTGTTACTCTTTGTGAACCTCTACTTGTTAAGTATGCTGTTTCATACGCTGTACTTCTACTTGTATTAGTATTTCTAGTTGTTCCAAATGAGGTATTATCTACGTATGCTGTTGTTCTTGAAGTTTCTGTTCCTCTACTTGTATTAGTACTTCTACTTGTGTTTGTGGCTCTACTTGTTACAAATACTGTATTATCTACATACGCTGTTGTGTAATTTGTATTTACTAAGAATACAGTAGTGAAGTTAGTGCTATCTACATATGCGGTTGTTCTACTTGTATTTGTACTTCTTGTAGTTGAGAATGATGTATTATCTACATATGCTGTTGTTCTACTTGTGTCTGTAGTTTTAGAAGTATTCGTAGACTGTGTAGTTGTATAAGCTGTTTCGTTTGTGAAGCCTGTGTTGTCTACATAAGCTGTTGCAAATGAAGTGTTGTCTACATAAGCGGTTGTTCTAGAAGTGTTTGTATTTCTTGTTGTACCAAATGAGGTATTATCTACATATGCTGTTGAGAATGATGTATTATCTACATATGCTGTTGTTCTAGAAGTGTTCGTACTTCTTGTAGTACCAAATGAAGTGTTATCTACATATGCTGTTGAGAATGATGTATTATCTACATATGCTGTTGTTCTACTTGTGTTCGTACTTCTTGTAGTACCAAATGAAGTGTTATCAACATAAGCTGTTGTAAATGTTGTGTTATAAGAAGTAGAATTTGTAAACCCTGTATTTCTACTTGTGTTCGTTGCCTGTGTAGTTGTATAAGCAGTAGAGTTTGTAAATCCTGTATTTCTACTTGTGTTTGTAGCTTGTGTAGTTGTTCTACTTGTATTCGTGTTTCTAGAGGTATTCGTATTTCTGCTTGTGTTCGTTGCCTGTGTAGTATTATAAGCAGTATTTCTAGAGGTATTTGTATTTCTGCTTGTGTTCGTTGCCTGTGTAGTATTATAAGCAGTAGAGTTTGTAAATGATGTATTTCTACTTGTATTTGTATTTCTAGAAGTATTTGTGTTATAAGAAGTAGAATTTGTAAATGATGTATTTCTACTTGTATTAGTACTTTCAGTAGTATTGTAAGAAGTATTTCTAGTACCCCCACCAGTAGTTCTAGTTGTATTTACTGACCTAAATGCTGAACTTGCTGAAGTACCTGTTCTTCTTTGATAAGTTCCAGAGTACCCTGAGTTAAATCCACCGCCCCAACCGCTGTAATAATTTCCTCCACCACTCCAGGATACTGTAGTAACTCTGTTATAGTAGAATGTTAAGTATGTAGTACTATTTCCAAATGCTGTTGACCTTGTTGTTGCTCTAGCAGTATTATTGTCGAAGTCTGTACTTCTACTTGTGTTAGTGTTTCTACTTGTACTATTTGTAAAGCCTGTGCTGTCTACATATGCAGTGCCTCTACTTGTATTTGTATTTCTGCTTGTTCCAAATGATGTATTATCTACATATGCAGTAGAGTTTGTAAATCCTGTGCCTCTACTTGTTCCGAATGAAGTGTTGTCTACATATGCTGTACTATTTGTAAATGAGGTAGAGTTTGTAAATGAAGTACTAAAAGATGTATTATCTACATATGCGGTGCTTCTACTTGTGTTAGTGTTTCTACTTGTTCCAAATGATGTGTTGTCTACATATGCAGTGCCTCTACTTGTATTAGTATTTCTTGTTGTACCTCTTGTTGTGTCTCTTGATGTATTTGTTGCTTGTGTAGTTGTATAAGAAGTATTGTTACTAAATCCTGTACTTCTAGAAGTATTTGTTGCCTGTGTAGTAGTTCTAGAAGTGTTTGTGGCTTGTGTAGTATTGTAACTTGTGTTATTAGTAAATCCAGTGCTTCTTGATGTATTCGTAGACTGTGTAGTTGTTCTACTTGTATTTGTAGATTGTGTTGTTGTATATGCTGTTTCGTTTGTAAAACTTGTGCTTCTACTTGTGTTTGTAGATTGCGTAGTTGTTCTACTTGTATTTGTACTTCTGCTTGTGTTTGTATTTCTTGTTGTACCAAATGACGTATTATCTACATATGCTGTTGTTGTTCCAAATACAGTAGTTCTGGAAGTATTTGTTGCTTGTGTAGTTGTATAAGAAGTATTGTTACTAAATCCTGTACTTCTACTTGTGTTAGTGTTTCTACTTGTAGTTACACTTGTATTAGAAGCTCTAGAAGTTGTTCTACTTGTATTTGTAGATTGTGTAGTATCATAACTTGTATTATTCGTAAATCCTGTGTTATCTACATATGCGGTTGCAGTATTATATACAGTAGTTCTAGAAGTATTTGTTGCCTGTGTGGTTGTATACGCTGTTTGGTTTGTAAACCCTGTAGACCTAGACGTACCAATTACAGTATCAAAACTTGTAACATATGTTGTAGTTGTATTGTAGTTGGTAGTGGTGCTACGTGCGGTATTAAAGGTGGTAGTAGTTGTATACGTTGTAGTAGTATCTTTACTTGTTTCAAATGTTGTTGTAGTTGTATACGCTGTTGTAGTATTAAATACTGTTGTAGTACCTTGTGTAGTTGTAAAGGTAGTTGTAGTATTGAATGTTGTAGTAGTTGTAAATAGAGTTGTAGTTGTAGTGGTTGTATTATATGTTGTAGTCGTATTATGAGTAGTGCTTCTACTTGTATTCGTAGCTCTATCCGTATCAAATGTTGTTACTCTATCTGTGTTATATGTTGTTGTTGTGTCACGAGTTGTATCAAATCCAGTAGTCGTATTAAACGCTGTTACCTGTACACCTGATATGGTAGTTCTAGCTGTTGCTGTATTTCTTGAAGTTTCATGAACGACAGAAAATGGCCCTTCTAGAGCGCCACTATCGTTTACGTATACTTCATTAACCCTTCGTATTGTGCCATTATCGTTGATGGCGAGAAAGGATATCTGACGTAATGTACCATTGTCATTAACATATATTGCCATTTTTTAACTCGAATAGACAAACCATACATGACCGTCACTCGTTCCTGAAGTATTTGTCGGCGCTGTAGTTGTAATTGTAAAAGGTAATCTATCTTTTCCAATAGTACCAGAGCCAATCTTTCCTGATGCAACTGTTCCTTGATAGTTTCTGCTAGAGTCTACTACCTGTGCACCGTCAATCTTGATACCTGCGTCTTCGATGTTAAAATCTAATTTTTGTCCCATTTTATACCTCTATTGTTGTTCTTATGAACTTGTATGCCATTGTGTCTCCACTTGCTGGCGTTACTCTTAATCTTACGTTACCCGCACTTACGTCTGCATCAAATGTTGCTTGTGCTCCATTGTCGAATATAGATGCGTACTGTGTTAAGTACACATCTGACCCATCATGGAATAGGAAAATTTCTAATGCTTGATAATCTGAATCTGTTGTGTTTTTAATCTGTACTACATATTTAGCAGTTCTAAATACAGTAGTTGCAAAACTATCTAGTGTAAATGTCGTTGTTGCAGATGAACTTCCTGTACCTACGTCCATACCAGCTACTTCGTCTATATGAAGTTTTTGTGGTGGAGAACCATCTTGAATACCAAGGCTACCGCCTACGTTCTGTACTGTTCCAGTATCTCCTAAGAATAAGTTTCCTGTGAAACCTATTGTACCTGACATAAACTTGCCTGATAAAGCTGAACTTATTAATTGTGTAGAAGTTACAGAGTTATTTGCAATCTCACTTGAACCAACAGCGTTTGCTGCTATTTTACTGGCGTCTATAGCATTGTCTTGAATCTTTGCAGTTGCTACTGAATTACCAGCTAATTGTGCTGTATTAATTAGAGCATCTTGTATAAAGTCAACACTATTAATTGCATTTGCAGCTAGTTGTGTTGCTGTGATAGAAGCGTTTGGTATTTTTGCAGAAGTAATAGCATTATCAGCTATCTCTACTGCTGTTATTGTACCATTTGGTATTTTAGCACCTGATACAGAGTTATCAGCTAATTTACCTACTGTTACTGCTCCTGTGCCTATTTGTTGTTCTGTTACTGCACCTGAAGCTATTTTGTTTACTGTTACGGAGTTAGAACCAAGTTTTGCTTCTGTTACAGAACCAGTTGATAAATGAGTAGCATCTATACTTCCTGTTACTAACTCTGCTGAATCTACTGAGTTATCAGCAATATGTCTGGATAGTACAGCGTCTGTTGCAAGTTTGGTAGCATCTATTGAGTTGTCAGCCATATTGCCTGTAGCAATAGTGTTGGCTGCTATTTTTCCTGTTGTGACCGAGGCGTCTGCTAGATGCTCGTTATCTATACTTCCTGCAATATAATGTTCTGAATTTATAACATCATCTGCTATTTTTGTGCCGTCTACTATGTCTGCGGCTAAATGTATTCTGTCTATGCTTCCTGTGACAAGTTCTGAACTGTCTACAGAGTTGGCGGCTAGTTCACTTGAACCTACAGCTCCAGCTGTTATTTTTGCTGCAGTTACTGAATTTGCTGCTATTCTAGGTTCTGTTACAGCATTAGCTGCTATATGTATAGTATCTATGCTTCCTGAAACAAGTTCTGAACTATCTACTGAATTTGCGGCAAGTTCTGAAGCACCTACTGCTCCAGCTGCTATATGTGATGCATCGATAACATCTGTACCAATCTTGTTAGCATTTATTGCGTTATTTGCAATGTTTGGGCCTGTAACTGTTAATCCTGCTATTTTAGCTCCAGTAACTGCGTCATCTGCTAAATGTATAGTGTCTATACTACCTGTTACTAACTCTGCTGAATCTACTGAGTTTGCTGCTAGTTCACTTGCTGTTATGCTTCCTGCGACTATCTTATTTGCATTTACTGTGTTATCTGCAATCGCACTCGCTGTTCCTGTTAAGTTACCTGTAACATTTCCTTCTAAGTCTGCTACTAGAGTTCCTTTTGTTATTGTTAGGTCGCCTGTGGAAGCACCAGTAAATGAACCAGTACCCATTTTAAATTTGTTTCCACTTTCATCAAATCCCATAAATGCATTATCATTGTCGCCTCTTTCCATAACGATACCCATATCATTTGATGGAACTCCTGTTGTTCCTGTACCAAGTTCTAGTACATGGTCAGCGATTGTTGTAGTGGTTGAATTAACTGTTGTTGTTGTACCGTTTACTGTTAAGTTTCCTGAAAGTGTAACATTTCCTGTGAATGTTTGACCACCTAATGCATCTGATTTAAGTTCAGAAGCTGATACTGCATTTGCTGATATTTCACTGTTACCAACTGAGTTTGCGGCTATCTTTGCTCCTGTTACAGCATTGCCTGCTATATGTATTGCATCAATAGAGCCAGAGATTAATTCTGCGCTGTCTACTGAATTGTCTGCTAGTTCGCTTGAACCAACAGCACCTGCATTGATGTGTTTTGCTAATATTTGGTCTGTTGCAATTTTTGCTGAAGTAACTTGGTTAGCTGCGATATGTATTGTGTCAATACTACCAGTTGCTATTTCTGAACTATCTATTGAGTTTTCAGCTATATGTGTTACATCTATAACACCTGTACCTATCTTTGCAGCAGTGATTGAGTTATTTCCTAAATGTATAGTATCTATACTACCTGTTACTAACTCTGCTGAATCTACTGAATTAGCTCCTAAGTGGTCTGCTGTTATTGTTGCTGTAGGTATATGTCTTGCAACGATTGAATTCTGTGCTATCTTAGTTCCGTCTACTGCGTTATCTGCAATATTGGCTAAGGCTATTGTATTGGCGGCTATTTTTGCGCCTGTTACTTGTAAGTTTCCTATATGTGCAGTATCTATACTACCATCTACAAGATGTTCTGAATCTATAGAGTCATCAGCGATTTTTGAGCCACTTACTGCATCCGCTCCTATTTTTCCACTAGTTACTGCTCCTGTACCTATTTTTGCTTCTGTTACTTGTGAAGCTCCAATATGTATAGTATCAATGCTACCTGATACAAGTTCAGAACTATCAATAGAGTTTGCAGCTATTTGTGTAGAACCTACACTATTAATTCCTACATTGGAACTATTTACTATTGCTTTCCAACCCATGTTACCATGTGCTGAACATTGGTAATACAATATTTGAGGAGTAGTGTCTGTAACGGCAATTTCTGTGTATGCACCTGAACTTCCTGCTGTTCCGTTATTTGTAACTCCTGTAGTATAAGCCGTTGTTTTATTGGCTTCTAAATAAAATCTGAAAGGATGGTTAGCGTTTGACGAGTCATCTTGCTTAAATTTATAGGTATTCCCGGGTTGTAATACTAATACTGGAGACTCTTTGCCTTCGAACTTATATCCTAGAGTGCTACCATTTCCGTAGTCACCGTGTGCGGAAGTTTTTGTAATAACCGTTACATCATATTCATAAGTTCCAAATTCTTGAATTGATTTTGCGTTCTTGTGTATTTCACTTGAAGTAACATTATCAGCAACTATTTTTGCTGTACTCACTGAATTTGTGCTTAGTTTTGCACCTGTTACTTGTAAAGCTCCAATATGTATAGTGTCAATACTACCTGTTACTAGTTCGCTAGAGTCTACTGAGTTTGCGCCAAGTTGTGTTGAAGTAATACTCCCATCAGCAATATGATGAGCAGTAACTGCATTTTGGGCAATCCTCGCTGTTGTTATTTGATTTTCAGCAATTTTAACTGTGGTTATAGCATTGTCAGCTACTTGTAATGTTTCGATTGCATTTGTGGCTATCTCTGAAGTATCTACTGAGTTTGCAGCTATTTCGTTGGAAGTGATAGCGTTAGCAGCTAGTTTGGCTGTTGTGACTTGTCCTGTTCCAATATGAATAGTATCAATAGAACCACTTACTAACTCACTTGAATCTACTGAGTTTGCAGCGATACCTGCATTTGTTACTGAATTATCTCCTACGCCTGTAACTGCTGTTGCTTGTAGCTGTGCAGCTCCAACAGAGTTTGTAGCAAGTTCTGAGGCGCTAATAGAATTAACTGCTATTTCAGAGGCACTAATAGCATTTGCAGCTATCTTTGATGCTACCACACTATTGTTTCCTATTGAATCTTGTTGTACTAAAAATTTACCGATTAGTGGCATTTTATGTTTGCTCCAAATAAGATAGAACTACGTCTATCGAGCTTGCCGTGTTTGACTGTACTTTAATTGCATCACCAGCTTCTAATACTACTTTTGCATCTCCACCGATTGGTGCGAGTGTTGAGCCTGCTGGTATTTCTATTCCATGAACTATACTGATGTGATTAGTTGTACTTGCGTCATAAAATTGAGCAGTAGCATTTATATCTGCGCCACCAACATTACATAGGTATAAACCTATAATCGTTGTTGTTGTTGAACTAGGGCAGGTATATACTGTAGATAAACTTGTTCCTATATCATTCCCTGTTGCTGTTTTAAATGCTGATGCCATAATCTTATCCTAATGCTATCGAGAAAGCTACTAGGTCATCTGTTGTTAATGCTCCTGGTACATGACTAGCTAAAGTTACTATTGAGCCGTCTGCTTTCTTTGTATAAATCTTTTGGTCAGCCACATTCATAGCAAGTTCATGTGTTTGTAAATCGCTTGACTGTGGCACAGATAATGCTGTTTCTGACCTTTTTGGTTTAATAACGTGAGCCATTCTTAGAAAGTACCTCCGTCTAATGTGTTAGTCCATGTTATTGTTCCGTTGTTTCCTACTTGTAATACTTGTCCTACAGAGTGTGTAGAGTCGTATGTTCCGATTGATAAAGAAGCAAAAGAGTTACCACCATTTGCACCATATAATAGTGTACCTTCTGGTAGTGCGGCTACTCCTTTTAATCTTGCTGTATCTGAATTAAGTTCTATTGTAGTATTATCTACATTTAGAGCTAAAGTATTTCCTGATTTTGATAAACCATTTCCTGCTGTAACACTACCAGCTCCTGAGAACTGAGTCATTGTTATGGTATCAGTACCAATAGAAGCTGAGCCAGTTATGTTTGAAAGTACAAAACCTGCATCTGCATCACTACCTTCTTCAACAAATGTAAACATACCACCAGTAACTTCTGCTGCACTGTCTGCATCTGTTGTTCTTGTAAGAACGTATGGGTTTCCAACATCACCTACTGTTGTTACAGAGTAGATACCGTTTTGTTTTCCGTCTGTCTGTGCTTTTACAAGTACTCTGTCTCCAGATGTTAAGTTAGTGCTATCTATAGAAACCGCACCATTACCACTTGCTGTAAGTGTTGCACCGACGCCACTAGTACCATTATTATAAGTTGCATTTAAATTACTCTGTGAGCTAACTCTTACTGAATCTTTGATATCTAGTGCTTGTTTTACAGAATCAACATATGCTTTAGTTGTAGCATCAGTTGCTTGTGCTGGAGTACCAATATTAGTTATTTTGTTACCGCCCATATCAACTGTTTGTGAGCCTGCAACTGTTAGTCCACCATCAAAGTCAGCTGATTGTGTGAATGTTGCTGTACCAGTAACTGTTACTGTATCTCCTGAATTATCTCCAAGAATAACATTACCGTCTGCTTTTAACTGTCCGTCTACCTCTAAGTTTGAAGAGAAAGTCGCATTATTAGTTACTGCTAATGTACCTGCGATTGCTGTATTACCTTCTCCGCTTGTTACTGTGAATTTGTTTGTGTTAATTGTTAAATTACCAGCAGCTGATATAGCTCCATTAGAAGATAAAGAATTAACTGTTGCAGAACTTGATACATCTAAAGTACCATTTAAATCTACGTTCTTGCCAAGTTCAATTTCTTCACTACCGTTTGTGGTAATTAATTTAATATAAGAAGTACCGCCTTCATTTATATCTAACGCTGCTGCATTATCATCTAAGATAGTGATTGAGTTAGATTGTGAGGCTAAAGATAAAGTACCTCCGTGAGTGACTGTTACTGTACCAGCTGCATTTAATCCTAATGCTCCTGCTGATGTAATTGTTATATTTCCGCTTGTTGTTGTTTTTAAAGTCAGTGCTGAAGCTGCGGTTGCTATAGTATTATTAGCCCCAGTAATTACTGTAGCACCAGTTTTTAACTGGTCTATTTTATTATCTGCGCCTGTAATAACTGCTGAACTTGCTGTAAGAGTACCAGCTGTGTGGTCTAACATTGCAACATACAAATCTCCACCGATTGTTGTTACTGCTGAACTACTAGGGTGACCTATAAATAGCTTTTTCGAATTAGAAGAATATGCTAATTCACCAGCACCTAATGAGGTAGGAGCAGCGGTGGAACTACTTCTTTTGATTTTAATGGTTTGTGCCATGATTATTTCCTATCGAGCTATTAAAAGCTCCCTGCGTCTACCGTGTCTGAGTCCGCTGAATTGTTACCTATCATTATAGGGACAAATTCAAAGTTTCCACTCGATGTTTCACGGTAAATCTTTAACTGATTATCATCAGTATCATAAAATAAATCTCCCTCAGCCAAGTCTGTTGTACTTGATGTAGGAGCTGTTGTTGAGACAAAGAATTGATTTGCTAGAAAGTTAAGTGCGCCTTCTACAGTCGTTTCACTTGCTAGTGTACCTACAGGATTAGAGAGACTAATTCCTGCGGCGTCGTCAGCTGTACCAGCAATTGCGTTAGATATTGTTAGAGTTGTACTTTGAGATGTAGCATTGATGCTTGTATTATTAGGAGTAATAGTTATCGTTGTTGCCATTATCTTGTTACATTTGGTGTAACTCTTGCTACACCCTCGATTAATCTAGTCATGCTTGAAGCTGATGAATTGAATAATTCTAAATCATAGTAATACTTTCCTGCTGCAACGTTTGCTGTTAAAGTATAAGGCATCGCCATTTTTATAGTTCCATTGGCGGCGTCTGTAACTGTACAGGTAAATGTTGCTGATAAAGTATCTGAAGTAGGAGTAGGTCTTAATTGTGCAGTTGCGGTGTGATTTGATAAGTTTATTGATGTGCCATCTTGGGCAATACTCAGCGACAAGGCAAAGTCTGCGCCCTGGTCGATAACTATATCATATTTTCCTGCTGCCATATTTGTACTCCTATATGCTAAATTATATCAAAAACTTGAGGTGGTGTCAAGAACTATTTTTGAGGGGTATATGCTTGACCTACGAGTTCGGGAATTTGTCTTTGACAGCTTTCCTAGCTAGATAAAATTGTCCAGTTTTTGCCGTGTCACCAAACTTGCCAGAATCAATATCGTGGTATAATTTATCTAATTGTTCTATTGCGTCAGTATAATACTTTTGTCTTTTTTCGTTTGCAGTATCTGTTGTTGTAATTGTTATATCTGTCATGATGCCCTCGCTGTTACTACTTCGAATCCATAATCAAAGTAGCCTACTTTTTTAAATATTATCTCAAATTGTCCTGGGTCGTTAAATGTTAAATTTAATGTCGTATCAGACATTGTTGTTTTTAAAACATCATCTATCCATACTTGAGTTCCTGTTGGTATTCCTGTAATAGATAATGGAGTTTCTAGTGCAGGAGAGTATGTACTAATTGTAGGATTAAAAGTTGATTTTAAAATAACTCCATCCTCATCATCATTTACATAGTATCTATTTGCATCTAGTACATCATCTTGTTCGACAGTTATATGACTAAGTCCTAACTCTGCTTGTTCTTGAATTATAGCAGAAGTAATTCCATTATCTACTGTCCAGTGAATAAATTTGTTTGAGTCGTAAAATACGTTCCATGTTTTCATAAACTTTCTCCATCTTTAAAGTTTTCTTCGTGAAATATAATTAAAGCATAATAAATTTTTTCATCATACCCTGTTGTTGTTTCAAAGAATCCGCCAAAATAATTATAATTTTTAGCGTATGTTTTATTAATTGCTTCTATTGAAATTGTGTTATTGTTACTTGCTGCGGTATTTGCAGCTACTTGATAATGTTTTCTAGTTACACTATTATTCGTATAAGCATTTATCATTTCGCTTTCCTCTTTCCAAGGAGTATAAGCAACAATTGCATCTGGTGTGGTTTTAGAATTTTGTCCTGTTACTAGTGAGGGAACACTTGAACCATACCAAACGCCTCCTACTACATCAACTCCATAAGTTGTGCCTGATGTATTTCTAAAAGTAACTACAAATTTAAAATCGCTTCTCCCACCTGTGTTTGCACCGGGCGTAAAGGTTAATCCCATTTTTGCTCTAAAAGATACAATATCTCCTTGGGTTGACCCTTGTCGGCTAAACTCAAGGTTGTTGATTGTAGTTGTGTTATTATAACTTGCAGGAATAGTTTGTGGTGCATCTACCCTAACATAATAACCATTATCTTGAACGCCTACAGCCCCTGTGCTATTTGCATTTTGATTTTGTAAATCAAAACCTAATTTTATATCTACTTGAATCCAGTTGTCTTTCTCTACATTATAGTAGTTTTCTGAGCTTCCCCCATATATTCCAGGGTCTGTAAATTGTGCATATTGTCCGAAGCTATGTGAAGTAGTTACCTCTAGTACATAATCTCTTCCCGCGTATGCTTGTTTTACTCTTGGACGCATTGCCATACTTCTATGAGCAGGTGCTTGATATTGATTACCATAACTTCCTCTAGAAAATCTTAGGGCATATGCAGGAACTCTTGTAGATGTTAAAACATCATGATTCTTCCCCCAGTTATGAGTTATATTTACTCCAGTATGTCCTCTATTTCCATTCCAATAACTAGTATTACTTGTTGTTAGTATTCCTTGATGTACTTCATATACTGAGAGTCCTCCGCCAATATGACCCCCTGAATCAAACGTAGTGCTTTCTAATCTTCCTTCATCTACTCCAATTACATTTGCTCCTGCATACGGACTTGCTGATGTACCACTTCCACTAGAAGTATTTATTCCAGATACAAAAGCTCCTCGTCCTCCCTCTGCTCCAATAACAATTGGAGTATTAGAATATGCTGTTTCTCCATAATCATTTAATCTTACTAAAGGTGCTTGTACTCCTCCTGGCGGCTGAGCACTTGAACCAAAGTAAGTTTGATAAGAACCTGTGCCTTGATATGTCCAATCATCTTCTACATATGTAGTGCCATCTGGCATTGTTAGTGTTAAATTTGCAGAAGAATTAAAACTTACTGCATTTGCTAATCTTAGTACTGCCTTTACTATGTAGTAGCCACCTGAATGTATATAATCATATTCTACTTGTAATACATTTACAGTAGTTGTTCCATCACTGATTGTGGTTGGTGTTGTTCTTTTTCCTATTACTGCTCTATTTGCCATGATTAAAAAATTGCCAATGAATGTACTCTTGGTTCTAAACTGAATTTTACCGTTGCCGCTGATTCTAGTGTAAAACTATAGCTTGTAAATAAATTATCTGATGAAGAACTATAAGTTACTGAAGAAGTAGGTGACGAAACTAATGGAGTTGGTGCTACTGTGTATGGATTATAAAAAGATACTGTTTGTGTTTGATTATTTCCTGTAGTAGTAAGTGTACTAGTTATTGAAGGAATTGCAGCACTTGTTCCTATTACATCGGCATAGTTAGTAGCTAATTTTTGGTCATCTCCTCTATAGGCTATTCCTGCCACTCCATTATCTGTACCTAGTATTAAATCATCTATCTCGCAAGAATCAACATCATATCCAGGTCTTGATACATAAAGTCCCCCAGCATTAGAAAAACCTGCTGTGCTATTTGTAAACTTTCCTGATATTACTCTTTTCTTTCCTTTTGTAGGAGTATATGCATGTTGATAATTAGCTCCATCTGCATAATAAAGTTGATTCATATAGCCATAAGCACAAGGTAATCTTAAAACTTTAAAAGATAAGTCTTCACATAAATTTAGTGATTGTCTTACTACATTTGAAGTTCCGACTTCTATCCAAGGGCCTTGTCCTGTATAGAAAGAAGCTGCTCGAATAGGTTGAATTGAATCTTCTCTTGAAGCTATTTGTTCTGCTATAGCATTATTTGCAAATGTACTTAAAGCTCCTACTTGTGAAAATACTTTTCTAAATCCTTGTTTCTTTTCGTCATGAGTAATTAAAGGAATGTAATTTAAAAAATCAGTTCCTCTTTTGAAGTTTACCTCAGTACTTGCACTAGATTGAAATCCTTGTGCATAAATAACACCTCTTCTATCGCTTCTACTATCAAAGAGTAAATCCTTTTGCCCTACTTGGTCTACATTTGCATTTTGTTTTGCAACTTTTAATCCATATTCATTATAGTCTGCATAAAAAGTGCCGTTGTTAGGTAAATACTGACTACTTATATTATGACTTAAAACTATATCCCAAGTGTCTCCAAATGCAGCTTGATTTTTATGAGTCACTCTTACATTTGTACCTGCAATATTATTAGTTCCATCTATACTAATGTAAGCTCCCACTCTTATTGCTTCTGCATTTGAGACCTTATAATATCCTGTCGCACTCGAAGAAGCACGTCCATTTGCATCTACTGTATGTACTGTTGCTAGTTTACCTAGAGCTACTCTCTTTGTCATTAGTCTTCTATTAGTATCCTCTCGTTATCTCTATCTATTGTTATTTTACTTCCTACTGCTATTGTCTCTCCTGTGTCTACATCTCCTGATGTATTAAATGGTGAGTTTGCTATACTTCCTACATTTACCTGTGCTGAACTACCTCCGCCTGATAGCACTCCATTTGCTGCAAGTGTTATACCATTATTTCTTATAGATTTTGAGGCATCAAGTGGGTCTACACCTTCTTTTACTCTACTAAATTTAGTTCTAGAGTCTGAGGACAATACATCATATGTTTGATTGCTTCCTCCTGTACCTATTTTATAAGTAAATACCCCATCTGTAGAGTTTGCTGGAACTGTAAATCTATGTGCTGTTTCTTGAGCTTTTGCATTAGTTTCAGCCGCGGTTGCTCTAGCTTGAATCTGTGTCGGTGTTTCTCCTCCTATACCGCCTATAGTTACTGAACCTGTACCTGCTCCTGATAACGAACCATTAGAGTTCATTGTAATTTTAGTATTATTCACTTTTATTGATGAAGTACCTATTCCTTGTAGTATACCACTCGAGTCTACAGTAACTCCTTCATTTCTTATGGATTTTGAGGCATCAAGTGGGTCTACACCTTCTTTTACTCTACTAAATTTAGTTCTAGAGTCTGAGGACAATACATCATATGTTTGGTTTCCTCCTCCTGTGCCTATTTTATAAGTAAATACTCCATCTGTACTATTAGCAGGTACTGTAAATCTATGCGTAGACTCTTGCAGTTTAGCTGCTGTCTCTGCGTCATCTGCTTTTACCTGTGAGTCTGCTGTATTTTCTAATGTTTTAGTTGCATCGCCAGGTAATTTGTTATTTCTTAAGTTATCAAGTTTTGTTCTTTCTGTACTATTAAATACATTAACAGTACTATTCGTACCATCTAAAGTTAGGGTAAATACTCCTTGTGTTGAATTATCTGCAAAAGTTGTTTTATTTGGTTTTTGTCCAGCATCAAAAACTTTATTAGAGCCTACAATATCTGCCTCAAGAATACTATCATTTTGAATACTTATATTTGCATTACCAGGTGCTTTACCTAGTCTTAAGTTAGCAAGTTTTCCTCTTTCAGTAGAATCAAATACATCTACATCTTCAACATTCCCACCATTTATTTTAAATCTCCAACGTCCTTGTTCTGAATCATCTACTTTTTCAAATTTATTTGCGTCTGAAGGTGGTTTTGTTCCTCCTATATCTCCATAGTTTTGAACATATCTTATTGGGTCATTCCATGTAATTGTTGAACTTCCTGCAGGTTTATTACCAACAGAAACCCAAAGTATTCCACTGCCATTACTAAATGCAGTTACAATACTAGTATACCAACCTGAAGGCGGATTTGCTGTGCCTGCAGCTGGTGCGTCTGGTTCAGTACTACTAAATTTATAAATATTTATAATACTATTACCAGTATCTCCTGTAGCACCATCTCTGACTCTTAAAATTGTAAGCTCATCTTCATCTACTATATATTGACCTCCAGGAGAAGACGAAGCAGAATATGCTTCTACTTTAAATACTTCAGCACCTAAACTTATAGCACCTGCACTTACATTTACTGTGTTATCTGTAGAAAGTGCTTGTATAGTACTAAAGTTCTCTCCACCGTCTGTAGATTTTAAGAATTTATATTCGTAACTTCCAAAAATTGTAAAAGGAGAAGGAGGTGTTGCTCTTAGTTCAATTGTAGAAGGGCTAGGATTTGCTCCTGTATTGTCGTATTTGAAAACCTGTTCTGATGCTACTAAATTAGTGCTTGCAAAAATGGTTGTTTTATCTATCGTGTATACTTTTTCAATAGTTATAGAACTAGCAGTTACCGTGCCTGTCATTGTAAAGTTTTCTATATCGGAAGACCAACTGCCTCCAGCTAATGAATAAACTCCTGTTGAGTTATTAATTGTAAGAGTTAAATTATTTTGTGTTTTTGTCGTTGAAGTTGCACCGACAGTTCCTCCACTAATCCCATATACTACTCCAGAAGTAAGTTCTGAAGCTCCGCTATATATCTTAAATTCTCCACCTGTTCCTGTATAGTTTATAGTATTGTTATTAAAGTCAAAGAATGAACCTACTG